TACCACCACCAACTAAATACTTAACAGTCATAGTTGTATTTGATGGAGATGTTCCATATGTTTTTGTTTTCAAAAAGTTAGTTGGGTCAAATGATTCATTTAACTTACTAATTGAATTAGGTAATCCCAATCCAACATTTTTTAAATTTGGAATCAATTGTTCATCATTTGCAGTTGGGTCACCAGCTCCAAATTGGATAGTAGTTGTACTATCACCATTTACTTTCTTAACAAATCTACGAGGAGTTTTTGTTGTTTTTAAAATATAAGGTACAGTTGTTTTAAATTGATATAAATCAGGATCGTTTATTTCAGTATTTGGATAATCTTCAAATACCATCTCTTGTCCTAAATAAGGAACTTCATACCATTTGTTTCCATTTGAATCCCTTACATCGTAAATATCAATTACATTTGTATCACTTAACTCAATAGTTTGAAATGATTCGTATGATGTAAAATCAATATTCGTTGTTTTAATTTCAGCTGATATACATTGTACATATTTCTTTACTAAGTAGAATGATATTTCACCACTTATACTATCAGTTTCATATATACTTATCTCCCTATCGGTATCATCTGAGAAATCCACAACATCCTTTGTTATAAACGATGTACTATTTGAATCAACAACTTGCATACCCTCTTTGATAGTAAGTAAATAAGTTTCATCAAAAGTATTACTACCACCAATTCCAATTGATGGTACTAGTTGATAAACACTAAGTGTTGTGACGGCTGGCGATGTTACCTTTGGCTTATACCCCAAGTATTGTGAAAGTGCTATTACATTTTCAATATCTTCAGCATGAACCATTAACGATTCCTTTAAGGTATCATCAACATAATATGAAAGTGAATCACCAATGTAAGATGCCATTTCTATGAACATCATACCTGGTGATGATTCGTTAAAATCAGAATACGTTTTTGGGAAATACGTTTTAGCAAACTCAATTAAGTTTCCTCTGTATTGAGCAAAATCTTTATTAAGGTATTTTATATCCTTACCTCTATTTTTAAAGTTTTTATTTGTTTTTGTTAATGCCATATTCTTATCCCTGTGTGGTGAATGTTACTTCGTTTAAATCAGCACTATCACCAATTCTAAATTTAACTGAAACGTTTATTCTGTTGTTATCCCTTAATGTATCGGATGCATCAATATCAATCTCTTCAGCGGTTACATATGGTAGCCATTGTTCCAAACTTTCATTTATAGTATCTTCAATCCTACCTTCAAAATCATCAACATTTGGTTCAAACAATAATGCTTGTAACCCACTACCAAATTCAGGTTGTAATATTCGTTCACCCTTCTTTGTTAATAGAAGATTCTTAATATTAGATTTTACTTGTTCTGATGTTTGGAATGTTTGTTCGAATGCCGTATTGGTTATTTGAATAGGCAAAGATATACCAATCGCATAATCGTTAAATGATTGCGTATCCTTTACTATCTTTGAACCTAATTCAACTGCCATAATTTATATTACATTCCAGGTCTCCAAGAACCTTTTGATTTATCCATTGCTTTTATTAGTTCCGAATTATCTCTATTCAAAACTCTATCCAATCCAGCTAATCCAGTTGAAACACCCAATCCTTGCTTTTTACCAGCAGGTTGCATATCACCATACCCCATTTTATCAGCTATACTTTGTGCCCCTAACGTATGAGTACTTTGTGTTCCATATTCTAATGTACTATCCGATACTTCAGTTGGTGCACCAGCATAAGCAGGCATTTTATCTAAAACACTCTTTGAAGTATTCTCACTTAAACTAAGTGGTTGTGTTTGGTTTAGTATTTGATTCAATACTGGATTCTTACTTAACACTCTTTGTGGTTCAGTAGTCTGTATTGATTCATTTACGGTCTCATCCATAAATGTAGGTTGTGTTGGTACTACTTGTTTCTTTGGTTTCAAAGCTTCTCTAAGTTGTTTATTTTCTTTTAACAACTTTGCCATTTCAGCTTTTACTCCAGCCTTTACCAACTTAGGTAGAACTGCTTTTATCTCACCTTCTACAATAAATTGAATTGCTTTTATTAATTTATCTGTATTCATTTTACTTTAGTTTGTATTACTCTCCTTATAAATATTTGATTTAAGTATTTTCGTTTTTTAATCACAACAACACCCATCATCTTCAAGTTGTTGTTGAAAACTAGCTATATAAGCCTTTGCATCAAATGAGTCAACACTCATATCAGGTAATGTTACATTTATCACATTTTGCAATGAAGTATTTCCATTTAATAAATCACTACCATTTCCACCATTACCACTATTAGAACCATTACCACTATTAGAACCATTACCACTATTAGAACCATTACCACTATTAGAACCATTATTACCATTAGAATCAATATCCCCACCATTTTCATTTGTTGGTGGTGGTAGAATATCCGCTTCAGGTATTTCAATTACAGGTGGCTCAGTATTATCATCAGATGGATAGTTAATATTTGGTATTGGTATTGTTGGTGGTACTATGTATCCAGTCCAAGGTATAATACCCGGAGCAGGTATTGGGGTTGGTGCAGATGGATACAATGATGTGGTTTGTATAATTCCCCCTATTGAAAACAAATGTATTAAAGCGGCTATTATAAACATATCAACCAGTATCTCCTGCTTTGATACTGGTTTGATTGGTGGGTACATTGGCCATGTTCCTACATTACTTACTATATTTGAGTTTACTATTAGATTTTGTATTGAGCCTGGTGCTGGTATTAGTGGTATTGGGAATGGTTTCATTGATGCCCCTGCCCAATATGCCTTTACACCATTACCAAATTCGTTTACTAATGAAAATTTATCAGAGGGAGATGACATTCCTTTTAGTAATGCAACTAAAAATAGAGTTTCCATTATTTGCTTATTACCAACTTGTATAGATTCAAAGTTTATGAAATCAATTCCACGTTTTACGGCAGCATCATATTCTTCAGCCCATACTTTAGCTACTGTTTTAACTGTGTTGGAATTAATTACACCAGTCTTTCTTATTACATTTAGTTTGAATAGACCCCAAGACATTTATGATGTTTTATTTAAGTTACTCAACATAGTTTTGAGTGATGACTTTACTTTTGTGAAAGATGCAACGTTAAGTGGAGGTGCTGATAATCCAGATGGTGTTATATGAGTCATTACCTCAATAGCAGATATTAATTCAGTCATTAAATTAACTAAAGTTTCACCCCTAACTAATGATTCTAAATTAGCATCACCAATATTAACTTTACCATTACCAGTATTTAAATTAATATTCCTATCATTTGTTTTATAATTAGTATCACCATCCAATGTAACATCAATACCTTTAGTAGAATCAATTGAAAACAAACCATCAGTTATAAAACCTACATCTTTTTTTGCTGAGAATATCATTTCAGCTGCTTTTGCCGAAAGTATTATTCTATCAGAATTTAATACTATTTGATTTCCTTTGAGCTCAGAAGGGTAAGTTGAAAATGATTGATGTGAATTATCCGTTGGTAATGTATATGGTAATAAATACTCACCACTTCCTAAGAATATAATGTTACCATCTTTATTTATATCTTCAATTGTGGTATTTCCATCCGGCGTACTTTTAGATTCACCATTTTCACCATTTCTAATTGTTATGGTTGGATTATATTCATTTTCAGGATTATTATATCCACTAAATCTTACCGATTGTCCGAATCTGCTTTCAATTAATGAATCACCATCATATAACTTTAACTTATGTACACTTAAATCAGCAATAAAGTACTCTCCATAATTATCATTGTCTGTCGATTCTTTATTAGAACTTCGACTAACACCAGTAGCTTGTACTTTAGAATAATCAGAAGATTTAATTGATTTTGGTCCGCTATCACGTGTGTATGTACTTGAAATGATATCCGATGTACCAGAAACATTAGGTGTTCCTGAATTAATTACTCGCTCATATTGCAGGCCTCCACCCGGAACACTTATGATTCGTACAATTTCGTTCTTTAGAGGTAGTGATGTGTAGTTACTATTATATGGTAACGCTATTGGTAACCTATTCTCATTGGTTTCTTGGGAAGATTGCAATCTACATTGGATAGCGCCAACATATTGAGCTTTATCTATTTCTTCTATTTGTTTAGTATCCAATAACGCGTCATCAATATCAAGTATAACGTGAAATACAACCGCAGCAGATGACCCTTTGGAGTTATTAGATGATATTGATTGATTACCCCCAATAGATAAATTTCTACTATTACCTAATCCCATATTATTTTTCTAATTTTTGCTTTACTTCTTCAATTTCATTTTGCATATCATCCAAACGTTCTACTTCTGCCGCTACATCATCTATTTGTGAAAGTAGTTGTTCTCTCTCAGCA